CCTGTTGCAGAGAGGCTTTACACCGGAGTTCGAAAGCTTGATGAGGTGCTTTATGAGAGCTGTGGATTGGTTCGCGGTCAAGTTGAGCTGACAATTGCTGACTCTGGTCATGGAAAGACTCAATATGCCATGTGGAAAGCTTCCAGATTGATGAAGCGTGGTTATAAGGTACACTGGATCCAACTCGAGGATTATGATACTTCTACAGCTGAGTACTTTGCTAGAGTCTGTGGTGACAGCATGGATAATGTTCGAATCTGTCATAGTCTTCGTGACATCGAGGACATCAAGCGTGAATGCCGTCGAGTGAAGAAAGAGTTCAAGACTGACTACATCGTCTTCGATTATGTTCAGAACATCGATGCGAACAAGAAAGAGAGATCTGGTAATGTAGAGTACATCTCACAACAGATCACTAGGCTGGCTCAAGATCTCAACGTGGTCTGTCATCCACTTAGCCAGGTTACTATTGATTATGGTAAACGTCATGGCTGGAGACAAGAGCCGAACTATGGTGATGTTCGTTGGTCCCAACAGCTGAAGCAAGATGCTCACATCATCACTAGTGTGTTCCGGCCCAAGATGGTTGATGGTCTTATAGAAAGTGACAATGTCCTGGACTGGGAAGGCAGACATCAGCCACTCGATAGTGTTTATGTACGACAGTGTAAAGTGAGGAAAGGTAAACAAGAGATCAAGAGACTCCAGTTGATCCATTTGGATCATGGTCTTGAGATTCTCACAAAACAGGAGGAACCACATGTCAGCTGGTGAAAGAATGTTTAGTGACAGAGTATCCATTGCATTGAGAGCGAAGTGGTTAGCAACTGGAAATACATCTGAAGTCCTGGAGACGGTTCAAATGTACAAACTTAAATATCCGAATAGGATTGAGCTTGTTGATCGAGAGTTTTTCAGGTTCAAGAAAAGAATCGAACAAGAGAAAACATTGACAAGTAGTGTCAATCGTGTTTGCCTTGTTGGATGTGAAAGTGCAGATTTATTAACTCAAAAATTAGTCGAGGTGGCATGAGTCAGAAGCAAATCAAGAAGTACAAAAGAACAATTGATAAGGCTACGAATCGTAATCGAACTGCCATCGCTGTGCAGTTTCTTGAATGGGTTCGAGAGCAACCGTTGTCCTACAGAATTCGTTTTTGCTGGGACATCATAAAAGGGTCTAGAAAGGACTAAGATGGAAAAGTCGGAAGTTTATAGAAGGCACGAGCCTATCGCGAAGTACACTGAGTCCATCGAAAGAACCGAGCGTAAGAAGTTCTATCAAGGAAAGTACTGGAGAGCGTTGAGAGCTCGAGAGCTGAAGAAAGCACAGGCGAATGATCTGGCTGCAGTAACTAAGATCTACAATCAGAACAAAGAGATCCCATTCACAGATCTTCAGGTATACTCATCTCAAAGTCCATTTCGACCATACTGCCGAGAGTGTATCAAAGGGAATAGAATACAACCAGCATTTGTGTTGGATCACATCAAAGCAATCGAAGATGGTGGAGCTGCCTTGGATCCGAGTAATCTCCAGTGGTTGTGTAACCATCATCACCAATCTAAATCAGCTATGGAGAGGTTTAATCGTGAAGGTAAATGATAAGCATAGGCAAGTAGGAATCAAGGTTGCTATGAACCTCACTGGCATACTTGCATACATCTTTGAAGTGTTCTGTATCGCTGGACTGATTTGGTCTGCAGTTGAAATCATATTGCTTGATGATCTATTGGATCAGTTTCAAGTGGCAGCGAGAATGTTCATGCTTCTCGCTTTTGTGATCATTAGTAGCTACTACACCAGTCGAAACTATGATCCTAAGTTTGCTTCTGCCAAAGAATCAAAAAAGGGGGGCGGGGTTTAAACTTTCTGGAGGCGGTTTCTTGTAACCGTATTCCTAGGTAGTTTTTTTCACTGTCAAAATTAGGGAAAAATAAGTAGGAACAGTTGTTTATGAGTAGAGGAAGACCAAAAAAGCCAACACATCAGAAAATTCTGGAAGGTACTTATAGAAAGGACCGAGAGCCCACTAATCCCCTGCCTCTTGAGTCGCTGGAATCATTACCTAAAGCTCCTGGATACTTGACCAAGACTGGACAAAAGGTGTGGAGAGTAGTGGTTGACCGGCTCTTCAAACTCGGAGTTCTTTACGATCTGCACCTGGAACTGCTTGCAATGTATTGCGGTGAAGTTGCCATGTATCAGGACATGAGTGTGATCATCAAAGAAAAGCAGGAGAAGGGACAGCGACTCTATTCCCAGGCAATGGGTAAGGATGCTAAGAAGGTTATTGAACTTCGAATGCGTGACGATGCTCTGAAAAATGCTTTGACGCTGGGGGCTAAGTTTGGATTTACACTTTCAGACATCAAAGGCATTGAGCTACCGGATGATGCTGTATCACCCGGATCAGACCCATACAATGGAGAAAGACCAAAACCATTCTTACTAGGAAATGCAGGATATTAAGACCGGTATTGAAAAATTTGATCAGTATGTTGAGGGCGTTTCATCAGGGCGTATAGTGGTATGTCGTTTTGTCAAGTTGGCAATAACGCGACACATCCGGGATTTGAACCGTTTCGATGATGATACCTTCGAATACTATTTCAATCCGGACGCTGCACTTCATGCTCTAAACTATTTCAACAACCTCAGACATTGGAAGGGAAAATGGGCTGGACAGATTGTTGTGCTCGAGCCCTGGCAAGTTTTTATTGTTGGGTCGCTTTTTGGTTGGCTCCGAAAGGATAATAATCTAAGGCGATTTCGAGAGGCTTATAATGAGGTTGGTAGAAAGAATGGAAAGACTACTATGTTGGCTGGTATTGGGTTGTACATGATGGATTTTGATAATGAACCTGGTGCCGAGATTTATTCAGCTGCAACATCGAGAAGCCAGTCGATGATAGTTTTTAACGATGCATACCAGATGGTTTCACAGAGTGATAAGCTTCGCAGGGAGCTGACACTTCGCAAATCAACTATCGTCTCCAATCGGATGAAATCCAAGTTTATGCCGTTGTCTAAAGAGTCAAAGCGTATGGATGGGTTTAACACTCATTGTGGTATTTTTGACGAGCTTCACGCATGGCCATCAAGGGATTTGTACGATGTGATTGATACCAGTACTGGATCTAGACAGCAACCATTGCTTATATCCATTACTACTGCCGGAGATAACCGCGAAGGTATCTGCTATGAAACTAGGGACTACCTTATCAAAGTGCTTGAAGGTATCATTGAAGATGAACGATTCTTCGGTATAATCTTTACAATTGATAAGGGTGACGAAGATCGATGGGACCAGCCGGATGTTTGGCGTAAAGCGAATCCGAATTTTGGGATATCACTTTTTGAGGAAGACCTTCTTGCACTTGTAAATAAAGCTCGAGAGTCTGAGGCCAAGAAGAATGATTTTAAGACCAAACGTCTGAATATTTGGATATCGAGCTATAGCTCATGGATGAATATGGATTCATGGTATAAAAACGAGAATGATCAGTTGGATATTGAAAAGTTCAAGGGGAAGCCTTGCTACATCACCCTGGACTTAAGTTCCAAGCTAGATTTGGCCAGCTATGCATTGTTGTTCAGAGATAGTAAGAAACTCGTGGCATTCACACGAAATTATCTTCCGGAGTTGACAATTGAGAGGAACCTCATTGGAAAGAAGTCTGTGTACAAAGCCTGGCAGACAGCAGGGTGGATTCGTACTTGTGCTGGGGAAGTGATCGACTATGATCAGATACTAGAGGACATCACAACTGATATTTCAACCTACGATGTGCAAGCAGTTGGCTTTGACCCATTCCAGGCAATTACTTTGGTACAGGGTCTCCAGAAGAGAAAAGTCAAGACTATTGAGTTTGGTCAGACGGTTAAAAACTTAAGTGAACCATCGAAAGAGCTAGAAGCTCTAGTGGTATCCAGTGGTATTGAATTTCAGAAAGATCCAGTCCTCCGATGGGCTGTGAGTAATGTTGTTGTCAAGTATGATAGGAAAGACAACATTTTCCCAACCAAGGATGGGAAGGACAACAAAATAGATCCGGCAATAGCTCTGATTATGGGCATTGGCCTGCATTTAATAAAACCAATCAAACCTACATTAAAAAGAAGAGCGAGGGTGTATGTCGCATAAAGCAACGGAAAGTAAATTGAACCTATTTAAGATCACTGATTTTGATAAACGATTCCTGGAGTTGACCGGCAAAAGTGCGACCTATGAAGAAGCGTATGAAAAATTGGAGTCTGAGTTCTCAGAGCAATTTGGAAGCAGGCGATATAAGAATTATGAGAGTTTTAGAAAGTCTAGAGTAAGGCGAATTCGACAAAATTTAAAAGAAATTGCTTAACTTATCCAAGTATAAACTAATAATTTTCAATTAGAGATATTATGATTGAAATCGTTGCATCAGATCTGGTTATTGGGTCAGCTAAGGTATTTGATGATAGTCAAAAATATAAATGGACTGCTGATATTAAGATGATAGGTGTGAGTCCAGATGATGGTTTCATCATTGGTAAGCAAGTTAGATTTACGGGAAATTTCATAATAAATGAAGTCCCTATTTTTGGTAGTGGAAAAGGTGTTATATCAGCTGTTGTGCACGAAAAAGATGCTGCAAATATTATCTACTTAATAATAAAGGGTAACCATTTTGAGCATTTTAGAGTTGAGTAATACTGATATTTCTCTTGTCGGATCAATTAAATTGAAACAAAATTATCAGGGTACTTTTAGAGCATTAAAGAAAATTGTTCTAGATAATGAAAATAAATTTATCTATGCTGGACCTGCTGTGATTGACAGGAAAACAACGATGGTTATAATGACAGCGGCATTGGTTATTTCTCAAAAACTGCCAATCATTTTAAACAAAGGTGAATTAGTTGAATTTGAGATTAAGACTTGGAGAAAGTGGACATATAGTTCAATCTAACTGGAACAATGTTCCATTTCTTTTCTAATAAGTAGAAGTGGAACATTGTTCCATTGATAGGCTTATAGGTTCATGGGTAGTTTGCACCCATGACAAGCCTAACGCAAATATTCAGCATTGATAATCCGCCTCAGGAATTCCTGAAGGTGCTGCAGGGTCCCTACTCAAATGACTCCGGAATCAATGTTAGTACTGACAATGCTCTGAATCTGAGTGCTGTCGGGCGTGCTGTTAGAGCTATTGCAAATCCTATTGCCCTGGTATCGAAGCATATCTATCGCAAAACTGATGGAAAGCGAGAGAGGCAGTCCAATCATCCAGCTCAAAGACTCATCTCCAGAAAGCCGAATGTCTATACTAAGGCTTTTGATTTCTTCAATAATGCACAGTTATCTGTGTTGCTCTGGGGGAATTTCTATGCGTTAATCAAGAGGGACTTGGATTTCAATCCAGTGTCACTCGTTCGATTTCCAGATGGAGTGATAAAACCAGTTCTGATAGATGGTGATCTAGTTTATGTTAATCGTCGCAATGGTAAAACTTACTCTCCAGATGAAATTTTCCATATCAAGGATTGGAGTAAAGACGGAATTGAAGGCATGTCTCGGGTTTCTCAGTATCGTCAAGGAATTGGCCTTGGTTTAGTTTCAGAGAAATTCCAGTCTTCATTCTTCGGCAAGGGAGCTCATCAGGGTGGAGTTGTTTATGTAGATGAGGAAGCCGGAATAAATTTTGGTGAAACTCCGGAGGAAGAAGAAGCTGAAATGAATAAGATCCGCAAGATGATTACGGATCCATACACTGGAGCTGACAACTTCCACAAAGTTATGTTGCTTCCTCCAGGCATGAAGTTTGAGCGATTGACGATGCCACTGAAGGATGCTGAATTTCTGTTATCCAGAAAATTCCAGGTTATTGAAGTTGCTCGGATGTTTGATACTTCACTCTCGAAATTGTTTGAGCTGGAGCGTGCTACTAACTCTAACAACATCGAACACCAGGGAATTGAGTTTGTCCAGGAAGCTATACTTCCATGGGCTACCAACTGGGAGCAAGAGATTAATGATAAGCTCCTTCGCGAAGATCAAAAGGATGATCACTACTCAAAGTTTAACCTGGACTCACTTGTTCGAGCTGATATGAAGACTAGGTATGAGGCTCATTCAATGTCGCTTGGTCAAGGCGTCGGATTCCAATCTACCGATGAAGTGAGAGCGCTCGAGGATAGAGATCCAATTGACGAGGATAAACTATTCAAACCAATGAATTATAACCGCCAATCTGAAAGAGTTGCCAATGTTTAAGCTCAAGTTTGTTAATAATGCTGATTCCGATACGACAACCATCTATGTGGATGGAACCATAGGACGAGATTTCTGGAATGAATACATGTTTGGTGAAAAACCTGAGAACACCATTGAAGCTTTCCGGAAGAAGTTAAAAGAAGTTACAACTACAAAGCTGGTTGTTGTGATCAACTCTTATGGTGGTGATGTAAGGGATGGTATTTCGATCATGGACGAACTGACAAAGTTCAATGGTGAAGTGACCACGATCGTTGAAGGAATGACTGCCAGTGCAGCCACTCTGATCTCTCAAGGTGCATCAAAGGGGAAACGTCAAATGAGCAGAAATGCCGTCTTCCTTGTACACCAAGTTATGCAAGGTGTCTGTACCTATTTGAATGCAAATAAGGCTAGACGGATCGCAGATGAAGTTGAAAAGCTTACGGACCATGTAGCTCAGATCTACGCAAATAGGTCTGATAATGACAAGCAGTATTACCGTGAACTCATGGATAGGGCCGATGGTGATGGAGAATGGTTGACGGCAGATCAGGCCTTGGAGTGTGGTCTTATCGATGAAGTGATTGATTATGCTTCGCAGCGTGATGATGAGGGCGAGTCCACTGCAGCAACAAATAAGGCAGGCATGAGCCTACTTCATGCCACAATGAATCTTCCGGAGATCCCGGAAGAGAAACTGGCAGCATCATTGAAGAGTGCTCGCAGCAGAGAAATCGAACTCATAAAACTAAAAGGGAAAGTATCATGAAAAAGAAGCTAATGGAGAAGCGTGCTGATCTGCTCAATAAGATGCAGGCGCTCAATGAAAAAGAAGGATTTTCGAGTGATGATCAGACGACGTATGATCAGTACAAGAATGAAGTTGTAGACATTGATAAGCAGCTTTCGAACATTGCAGCTGTAGATGCACTTCGTGCTAATCAAGCAGCAAACCAAGTCACAGATTCTGAGACCAAAGAGATCCAGAAGAACTGGAACTTTGTTGAGGCCATGCGTCAAGCGAAAAACAAATCATTAGACGGATTTGTCTTGGAGATGCACCAGGAAGGTGAGAAAGAAGCTCGCAGTTCGGGTATCTCATTGATTGGTGCTGAAGGATCATTATTGATTCCAACAGCCATTCAGACAGCTAAGATCTTCCAGAACAATGCTGTTGTCGTTGGTACTCCAAGTGCCGGTGGATACGCAGTTGCAACTGAGCTTCGCTCGTTTGTTGATTATCTCTGGGATGCCATGGTGTTGACCGGTCTTGGAGCTGATTATATTCCGGGGCTTGTTGGAGACATCGATTTCCCGAAAGAATCAACTGTGCCGGCAATGACCTGGGGAACTGAGACAGGTGAAGCGGACCAATCCTCTCCAACGTTTGGTATCAACAAAATGAAGCCGAAACGTGGATCGACTTACATGGATGTTTCCAATCAAGTGTTGATTCAGACCGCTGGAGCAATGCAAGCTCGTTTGGCTCGACAATTGATCAATGCAGTATCGATCGGTATCGAGCGTGCAGGTATCTCTGGTTCCGGAACGAATGATGAGCCTTTGGGCATCTTGGCAACCGCTGGAATTGGTGATGTTGCCGGTGCTACCGACGGATCTGCATTAACTTGGGCTGATGTAGTTGATCTTGAGACTAAGGTATCAGTTGAGAACGCCAATCTTGGAACTCTTGGATATTTGACCAATGCTAAGGTTCGTGGAAAAATGAAAACTACATCCAAGGTATCCGGTCAAAATGGATTTATCTGGGACAATGATGGAACTGTGAACGGCTATCGTGTTGGTGCCACGAATCTTGTCCCATCCAACTTAACAAAAGGTTCATCCAGTGGAGTCCTCTCAGCAATGATCTTTGGAAACTTCAACGATCTGTTGATCGGACAGTGGGGACCAATTGAAATCATGGCAAACCCATATACCAAAGCGAAATCCGGAATGACTGAAATGATTGTCAACGCTTATGTAGATGTCTTGGTACAGCGTGCTAAGAGCTTCGCTGCGAAGAAAGACATCATCACAACTTGATGACCAATAATTGACACACAATAGTCCGGAGTGTGAAGGCTCCGGACTCTTTTCTTGTCATAAAATAAGAAAGTAGTTATGAAAATATCATTCAAACGATCCCCAGCTGGATACTCTTACACGGCTCCTTATGAGTATGATGTCCCAGACAAACTGGCAAAAAAGTTCATTGCTGAAGGAGTAGCTTCGGCTTCCACGCCAGTGCTTCCGACAAAGTTTCCAGCACGTGAAAAACTCATTGAAGCTGGGTTCCAGACTATCGATGAAATCACTGAAGGATTGGAAGAAATCAAGGAGATTGTATCTCCGGAAGAGTTCGAGAAAATCTCTAAAGCCCTCAAGTAATGCCACAGGTCAGACTTACAGCTCCGGATGTAGATCCAATTAGTGTTCAAGAAGTGAAAGATCATCTTCGTAAGGGTGGTACATCACTTGATACACTATTGTTGTCATACATCAAAGGGGTCACATCTCGAGTTGAGTCTGAGTTTCGCATTCAGCTTGTTAGAGCACAGTGGAAGTATACAATTAGTAAGGTTGTCCAGGGAATGGATCTGCCACTTCCGGTTGTGGATCATTCGACTGTTGAGGTTAAGTACTTTGATTCTAATGACCAAGAACAAACGTTAAGCACTGGAAGCTATGAGTTGGTTAAGCATCGATTGACATCGAAGATATACTGGAATAATGATCTGTATTTGAACTTGTCCAGGAATAAAATGTATCCGATATCGATCACTTTCTTTGCCGGTTATCCAGTTGAAGATGGTATAGCTAAGATTCCAGATGATGTGAAGGTTTATCTGAAGACGCTCATTGGACATGTGTTCGTCAGTCCAGAAGGATTGGCAGACTCACGATTTGATAATGTGATGAACAATTACAGATCATTTCTGGGGGACCACATTCGGAGGTATCTGCCATGATTATCACATCACACCAATTTGATAAGCGTGTCATTCAGAAAAGAGTGACTTCTACATCAAACGTGAATGGTCAAGCAAAGCCAGTGTTTGTCAACTATGATGAATTCTGGGCTAGGCTGCAGTTTCGTGAAGAGAAAAGAAATGTAAATGGTAGGGTTGAGAGCGTGTCCCAGAGACCGATCTTCTCTACCAGGCGTAACGACGACATCAAAAAAACCGATGTACTTGAATGTGAAGGTAAGGAGTATCGAATTGATTCGGCTATTCCAACGGACAACGGAGAATACACCATTATTCGCGCATATATCGATGACACAGAGTGATTACATACTACAGGCCGGAGAACTGATCAAAGTCGATGAGGGCTTTAGTGGTGTTCCATACAAGTGCCCAGCGGGTTACTTGACAATTGGTTACGGACGTAACCTGGAGGCGAATCCACTTACTCCATCAGAGGCTGAAATCTTGATGCATAACGACATCGAGAAGGTCGACTCTGAACTTAAAAAACGTCTACCATACTTCGCCCAGCTCACTCCAGCTCGGAAGGTCGTGCTAATTAGCATGGCTTTCCAGCTGGGGCTTAATGGTCTTTTAGGCTTTCGCAGAACCTTGGCTTTTGTAGCACTAGGGGACTTCGAGAATGCATCTAAAGAAATGCTACGGTCGCAGTGGTCAGAACAAACACCAAAGAGAGCCAGGAGACTGGCAGAGATGATGAGGGTGGGATGATGAATGTAATTAAACAGTACGCTCCCAACATCATACAGTTACTGATAATAGCTGCAATAAACGTCGGGGTTTATGTAGCAAGTATTCAGTACATGTCGGCTCAGATTACTGAGTTAAGAGCGGACAGCAAGTTGTATCGCGAAGAGCTGAACGCTATTCGTCTACAGATTGCCAATCAGTCTGCAATCAATGATAGAGTAACCAAACTCGAGAGAAAAATGGATCTGGTTGAATCGGAAAATCTACGCTTTTGGCGTGAAGATTGGCCACGAATCGAGCGGATCATCACTGAAGTAAGTAATAGGAGAAACTAATGAAAAAGTTTTTGAGACGAATCAAGTCTAGAATCAATTTGCCAGACACCGCTTTGGGTAAAATTGTGAAGGCTTTGGGTGGTTTGGTGGGTATTGGTGGTGCAGCTGATGTTGTACTCGGTACTGGCTTACTGTTTGATCTAACCGGTGACACTGTTACTGATGTGATCATTGTAATCATATCCGGTTTGCTGATGTATTTCACTGGAAAGCTACCGGTTCCTGCAGATCAGAAAAACAGGATACCTGAGTAATGATCACCGCTAAGTTTGATGGCGTTAGAGAGCTAATCAATGCCCTCGAGGAGTTCAAAAAATCGATCTCCCGGATGGATATTGAAAAAGCTTCTGAAGCTGCGCTGCAACCGGCTCTTCCGGTTGCGGTATCAAACTTGCGTTCAATGGTTAAGCGAGGCACCGGTAATCTTGAAAGCTCTTTGGAAGTTCGAAAAATGAGTCCAGCAATGCGTAGACGTTATGGATACTATGCTGGGTTTTACCTGGGTGCTAACTACAGTTATGCACCTCATGCTCATTTGATAGAGTATGGTACGGGTCCTCGTACTCGTAAATCCAAAAACGGAAAGCGTATGTCAACTGGGCTTGTAACTCCAAAGCCTTTTCTGAGAAAGACTTACGAATCACAGCGTGAGTTGATATTCGAGAGAGCTGCCGAAGTGCTTCGGGTTCGACTCGATAGAAAGCTAAAGCGGGCACTAAGGAAGGCTAGGAAGAAGTGAGTTACAGAACGGACATAGTGAATCGCTTGTCATCTAATGCCTCAATTAGTGCGCTCGTTGGTACCAGGATATTCTTCGGACAAGTTCCTGCAGAGTATAATGATCAATTGGTGATTCGCTTCTTTGGATACGATGGAAGGCCGGTATCTGCAAAAGTCACGAAATCAACGACTGATGATCTCAAGGTACAAATCGATGTGATGGGTCCGGACTTAGACCAGGTTGAAGAACTATCGGAACTTGTTCGAGAGCAATTAGATCAGGAGACATTTGGAGATTGTCATCATTGTCGGTTAGTACGGTTGCTTGATGATTTTGATAAAGAAGACGGTGGATATAGAATAATGCAGGAGTTTCAACTATGGCAAAGAGTATAAAGAATGAGAAACGGGAGCAGTTGACATTGGAGCAACTTGCACAGTTACTCCGGATAGACTCGACTCATGTAAAGTTGAGTCTTGGTTCTGATGGTTGGGCGCTATCGGGGAAAAGTATTAACGACTATCGAGCTTTAAAAAGGCTCATCACGAAAGGAGATAACTAATGGAGAATGTTGAAAGTGGTTCACTAGTGCTTTTTAAAGTCGGCGCTAACGTCGTTGGTGCCAGTCGTAACCTGTCGCTTTCTGGATCCAATAAACTGATCAGGACAACAACAAAGGAGAACGAGTATAACGAGTATGAATATGGCCGTTCAAGTTGGAATGGGTCTATCTCAGGTCTTGTGGATCTCGCTGACGTAGGGCAGACATCTTTGTTTGCTGCAGTTCAAAGTGGAGGTGATTTATCAGTAACTATTGGCAAGTCTGTGCCTGCCACTGGTGACTTGGTCTACTCTGGAAATGTCAAAATTGACAAGCACGGAGAAGCTTACACGGAGGGGTCTGACTCGGCCTTGGACATCTCTTTCCGGGGGAATGGTCCACTGGTTCAAACAGTAACAGCTTAATTAAAATATCATGGGAAAATTAGTTGATAATGCAGTTGAATTCAGGATAGACTCTGATGCTTTGAATGACATGAAGGGTGTTTCTTTCGAGATCAATAGCGAGAAAATTGATACAACCAACATGGACTCAGAGGGTTGGGAGCGTATCAAAGCATCGAAGAAAGATCTGAAAGTAAACGTGAATGGCAACTTTGATAAGTCTAGTGATACTACCGTTGCAGATGTGATCGCTTTCATGATCGGCAAAACAAAAAGTCCGTTCACCATATTCTACAAAGATGCTGCAGTTGGTCAAAGGGAAAGTATCACCGGTACTTTACTTGTTGAGACCTGGAGTCTGAATATGAACGATGGTGAGGATGTTCAGTGGAGTGTGACTCTTCAGAACTCCGGAACGCCAACGGTAAATAATAAAGCTGCTTGATCATGGTGAAAAACTTTGTTGAAATTGGCGGTTCAATGAGGCCTGTAGTCTTTGATATGTACGCATTGTACAAATGGTCCGAGGCTACTCAAAAAAGACTTGGCGCTCTCATGGTCATGGCCTCATTGAACTTAGCCGATATCATTCAGCTTGTTAAAGCTGGACTTGATCGCGGGTCAGAACTTGCAGGGAAACCAGTAAATCACAAGGTGATCACTATTTGTGAATGGTTGGATGAAAGTCCAAAAGCGCAAACAGAGATCCTCAAGGTGTTCTATGAGTACAATGCTAGAAAGTATGGTGACTCTGTTGATGAAGATGATCCGGAGGAATCTGAGGGGGAGTAGATCCCGGCAGTCGGGACGAAGCCTGGGAACCATCCAGACTTTTGAAACTCGCTGCCACTGTCGGGCTCAAACCAGATGAGTTCTGGTGCATGGGCTTGGTAGAGCTAAAGGCATACATTGCCGGTTGTCGGGAAAAAGCTAAAGCAGAAGATGACAGAGCAATACTGATCGCTAAATCAATTCGGACTATGACTTTCTATCTGTACAATATTCAGCTGGAGAAAAAGGATAGAATTGAAGAACAAGAACTGTGGCACTTGCCTGGAGATGTACCACAGCCGAAAAAAGCAATCAGATTGATCTCGAAATCTGAAGGTCAAACAATCGCTAATCGTTACAAAGAGCTTGGACTGATATCATGAGTAAATCCGGAGGAACATCGCCAATTGCTAATATGCTCCTGCTACTTGGTGGTGATTCCAAGGAGATGGAAAAGGTGCTTGATAATGGTATTAAGCGGCTTAAACGATTTGAGCGAGATGCCGATAAAGTAGGCAAGTCGCTCACAAAGGCGCTGACACTTCCGATACTTGGATTTGGTGGATTGATGCTTAGGACTTCAGGTAATTTTGAAGCTTCCATGAACAAGGTTGCAGCAATTACTAGAGCGACAGATGAAGAGCTCAAAATGATGGAAAAGACTGCCAGGGACTTGGGTAAGTCTACGGTCTTTTCTGCTAGTGAAGCAGCTGATGCAATGACATTTCTGGGGATGGCCGGTTTTAAGACTAAGGACATCATTGCTTCAATGCCGGCTGTCTTGAATCTAGCTTCAGCTGGAACACTGGATATTGCAACTGCAGCGGATATTGCCTCAAACATCATGTCCGGTTTTGGGATGACAGCTGATCAGTTGGATGGTGCAGTGGACATGTTGGCCAAAGGATTCACAAGTTCAAATACAGACCTTGTCATGCTTGGTGAAGCAATGAAGTATGTGGGTCCGGTAGCAAAGGGTTTTGGTGTAGACATCGAGGAAACTACAGCTGCGATCGGATTTCTCTCTGATGCTGGTCTACAAGGGTCTAATGCCGGTACCGGTCTTAGAAATGTGATTGTTAAGCTCTCCAGCGAAGCAGACAAACTTGGTGTAAGCGTGTATACTGCCAGTGGAGCAATGCGTCCTCTTGCTGATATTATTCAGGATCTTGAGAAAAGAGGGCTATCGGCAGCTGAGATTATGGCAGTGTTTGGTGAACGGGGTGGACCAGCCATGCAAGTCCTTCTAGGTCGAGGTTCTCAAGCTCTCAGGGATTTCACTTCTAATCTTCGAGACTCCGGAGGCACTGCGAAAGAAATTGCGGAGAAGCAAATGCAGGGTCTCAATGGCGCTATTGAAGAACTGAAAGGTGCTTATGAAGAAATGAATCTTGTGCTTGCTGATCAAGGTATCAATGATTTCGCAACTGAAACGGTAGGAAGACTTACAAATCTAATCAATCGAGTCTCAGAACTCGATTCTGATACGCTTCGATTGATTACAAGGATGGCTGGTTTTGCAGCGATCACCGGTCCAACGGCCATTGGTGTGGCCAAAGTAACTGCAGCAATCAGGATTCTAACGATTACCATGAAAAAGAATCCATTGCTGGTAGTTGGTGGTGCGGTTGTTACTGGTCTTATCTCATTGGGTGTGGCAGCTTCTTTGACAGAAACTAAAATCACATCATTGGCCAACACACTACGTTCTGATATGTTTGATGGGAAAGAGTTAATCGGTTCTCTGGAAGAGCGTAAGAAGATCCAGGAGGAACTTCTGAAATTAGAGGCCGAGAAAGCCGAGCTTCAAAAGAAAGCATCAGCATCGTACTCAACTGGCCCAACTTTTGAACGTACTCGAATCAATCAGATTATACAGCTCCAAACTGCGTTGAGATTGCTCCATGATGAATCCATCCAGGCGACTAATGCTCAAGAAGAGATGAATAGCGAATTGGCTAAAGCTGAGGAGTTGCTGAAGGGCGCACTTGATGAAGTTGAGCCACTGATGAACTCTTACAATGGTCTGTCTGGTGAAGTACAGAGATATAGTGATCAGATTGAAAAGATTATCAATAAGAAAGAAGATCTGTCGGCTGAAGACATTGCCGAACTTAATCGACTTGTGTTACTTCGTGGAGAACTTCAGGAGCAAATTTCACTTCGTGAACGATTGGCAAATGCTAGGACTCTTATGAGTAATGATGAGCTTGATGCCTTACTTGCCGGTACTCCGGATGCAAAAATGAATATTTCGGTTACATACGGTGGTCTTGGGCGTATTCCAACTTCAATCAGAGAGGTTAATGATGCGCTTTCTGAATACTCTCGAATGTTCGATGAGGCGAATACTCCAGAACAACGTGAACAACTTCGAGCTATGATATCAGTGTTGGAGGATCTTCGATCCGGATTCCAGGGCGCTGGTAATGGGGTCACGGGAATGAGCACAGAGATATCACTGGGTATTGAGCTCATGCGTCCTGCTGTGGATGCTTTCACATCATCATTCAGTCAAGGGCTTGCAAATATTGCGATTGAGGGAGAGAATGCCATGAGAGTACTTCGGAATATGGGTAAATATGTTCTTTCAGCGACATTCCAAAAGCTTTCAACCATTTTCCTTACCGGTGGACTGGCATCTGCAGGAACTGGATTCTTTGGAGATGGTGGTGGACTGTTTGGGCTTTTAGGATTTGCAGATGGTGGGCGGCCTCCTGTTGGAGTTCCCTCCATAGTCGGAGAAAGGGGACCAGAGTTGTTTGTTCCGGATGGTCCTGGAACCATCATTCCGAATCATAAGCTTGGTGCCGGAAGTATGCCAACTGCTGCCAGAAAAGAAATTGTTATCCATCTTAAAGGTGAGCTTGAGGGTTCTTATCCAAAACTTATTGCACAGATCCAGAAGACATTGAGGTTATACGATTAATGAGAGCTAGACTTCGATATCATGATGATGAAGGCAACTTCCAAGAGCTGGAGATCTATAAGGCCGGGTATGTTGGCAGTGTGCTCGAGCTCGATGCTAATGAACGGCCATTTCACTTTGAGCATGAAGCCTTGGATACGACAAAACCATTAGAAGAAGGGCTGATATACGGTCGTTTAGAGATGGGACTTCTCATTGACTCTGCAGCACAGGAGCTTTTCTTCGGTGAAGTCAAGGCATCACAGAATCGTGATTTCAAGATAGTCTGGAGAATGAACTCGGTTGAACGCTGGCACGGATATCTTAATCCGAATCTGTCACAATTTTATGAAGACAGTTTCCCGTATTCGGCCATGCTTGTTTTTAAGGACTTCAACGATCTGGAAGGGATTGACTTTCCACTAATCAGTGATCGTCTTACCATCATTAAAGTTTTTGCGATGCTCTTTAGTGGTCTTGGTTTTAATCTTCCTATCAAAACGGTGACGGATCTGGAAGAGTTAAATACGGACACAGCTCATGACTTCCTCCGGCAAATCTACATCGATGCACATGCTATTCGTCAGTATGCAAAAGAGGAATCACAGCAAGATGTTAAGGTAACCTATCTCTTTGCATTGAAGAAACTCCTGGCAAACTACGGTCTGGTATGTAAGATTGATGAAGGTTGTTTCTTGCTGGATCAGATTTCTGGTTACGTGAATCCTGCAAGTGTTCCTGTCAATACCTATAACTCCAGCGGTGATTTTGTATCTCGAACAAATGAGAACCTGGTAGTTACTGCCAATACATCGAATCTTCGGGTACTTGCAGGAGATTCTTACACGGAGTTTAATGAGGGGATCAAGCAAGTTACTCTCCAGTTTGATCATAGAACTCCGGTATCAGGTATAGTACTGCCTAAAGTTATTGATACACGTCCAGATGGGGTCGAGGAATTTACTCAGTTTTTCCAGTCAACTGGAGTGGAAAGGATCTCTATTGCGGGGTTTGCATTTACACTCTTTGAAGAATTGGTCACTGAAATCCCATACGCCAATATCGAGTTAAAGAGTGGTGATCTGTGGTGGAATAATGATCTGCAGCAATGGCAGCTTCAGCAGTATGAGAATAGAATAGACATGCGTAATGCTGAAAGCCGAGAGGATTTTGGGCAAGGAAGAAACTTCACGGCAAGGATCAATATTCAGACTTCAGAGATTCCTGTCGTTGATTCAGGTGATATTGTGATAAAGTTCTTTCAATTCCCATCACAGGCGAACTCGCACACTGTATATCGAGACTGTGAGTTTGAGTTATCCGGATCTGGTGAGGAAGAGTCGACATCACTTCAATATATTCTCCGGCAGAATGGCAACTACAAAGCGTTGTACAATCATCCGGCATTTTGGTACGGTGATGGTCCAGCGCAGTACGCTCATTCGGCAATGAGATTCTCAACTACGACAACGGATCTAACGAACTTGTCCTGGAGACGAAGAGGGGACTCGGAGTGGGTTAGTTTTGCAGAAGCACTATCAAAGAATATCATGGATATTCAGCGTGTGAATACTGAGAAACTGAATCCAACACTGTATGGTAACTACACCGGTCGCAAAGTACTGCTGTACAATGGTAACTATCAGTATTATCTAGGTGGAACTTTCAATGGCCAAACTGGGCAATTCACACCGGTACTTTTTAATCTCAACTTGGTCACCGATAATGATGAATTTGATTACCGACTTGTCCAGGGACCAGCGCTCTTAAATGGTGGGATTCTAACTGCTATTGATCTGGCTCGAAATGAAACCGTTGAAGGTATCTCCGGATATCTATTTCGGCTGTCACTTCCTATAGAAGGAGAGGTTTCACAGCTCGTTTCTAATGACCTTGTAAACTTGGATACAGTGGTGCTTAAAGACTATAAGGTTGCGGTAAGTCATCCACAGACTTTGAAGAGAGTTGAGTTCACGGTTCGGGAAAATCATCAGCCAGGATCCAACATCATCAATGTTATTCCACTCACAATAGACAGACGTTACCCAGATGGATCACCGGTATATATATCTCAGAGAAGTGTAACAACTGGCTTGGCATTGGGAAGAAATAAAGCTGAATTTTTCAGTGATCTTGGTGCCGTTGCGGTTTTGACACAACCTGTCAGTGGTGTCGTTTCCTCGCTGAACATTTACGCTTACACACTGATTCGTAAAGGATCCACGATTGCAATCTTTAATGAGCAATTGAATCAGGGATTCTATGCAAAACTAACAGAGACTATCTCTCTGGGTGAACACGAAGTCGGAATACAGGAAGAATTGATTATAGCTCCCAACGGAGCCTTGGTTTATCAGTCCACTCGAGAGTTATCAGCTCGACTCTCAATAGAGCCCGGTAGTGTCCGCGCTTCTGTCGAAGAGTCCGCTGAAGAGAATTCCATTGGCCGGGTAAGTGCTGTAGTAATAGAAGGGATCGAGACCACGCAAATCTCTTTGTCGTCAATCAGTGATCAAGTCTCATTGTACGACAATCAGAAACTCTACATCAAACGTATTGCTCGAGAAGACCTAGAGCAAGTAGGAGAGATTATCAATGTAGATGGTGACCAGGTTATTGGCCCCGGTTCCGGAGTGTTGGCAATTAAACCAAAGACATTCACTCACTCCTATTTCACAATCACACCAGCTTATGTGTATGAGGCTGGATATCAGATAACGTCAGAATTAACGCTTCGTCGAGGAGAGATTCTTGCGCTGGCACAGTACACAGATGATCTGATAGATTCTGTAGCAGGGCTTGAGCTACAAGTTGGAGATGCCGTTACAGATATTGGTGGATTATCGGATAGTCTAGGAACTATCGGTGCAAGGTCCGCTATGTTTGCAGATACTAATGGTAACCTGGCAATTATAGAGTTACTATCCGGAACTATTTCATCATTCGCTGGAGTCAAAGCAGATCAGGTAGAAATTAGTGGATTAACGACATTTAGTTCTGGATATGATCCATCTACGAAAGAGACACCAACTGGTGCCCAAAACAAAGCGAACACAGCTGAAGATAATGCTAAGGACCATGCAGATGTAGTTTCCGCTGCAGCACAAGCAGCTGCAGAGTTATATGCAGAAGATCAAAAGAGAGCTGCACGTAACAACATCGCATCGCAGATGGGATATGCCGACTATGACGCCATGGTTTCCGAGGCAGTAGCTGGGAAAACCATTATTAATGGTGGTCTTCTGAATACAGTCTTGCTAGATGTTGTTTGGTTGTTCGCTCAGAATGCCAATGTTGCAGGGACTTTAACGATTGGTGGCAATAATACATCCGGAGTTTTAAAACACATAGATGGTAAGTGGGTAATCGACAAAGACGGTATTTATCTTGGCGCAGGACAAAATGCTTATGACCAGGCAACTGCCCTTCGAGTGGGTAACAGGATCAGGATTTATGGAGTTGATGGAGATCCGGCCTTTGATGGTGGGTACTTTGAATTCACAGACCCGACATTCTTAAAGTTTATTTCACAAGGGGACCTGGTTTTTGACATAGCATCTGGAAAGAGTGTAAGCTTTAATCGAGTGGTTTCTAGTACTGCAGCAGCTTCAGCAGACAATCATTTTCTTAGAAGAGTAGATGCAGATGGTAGGTTTCATACTCAAACAATCTCGGACTCTAGATTCGTCCGTACTGGAAACAACAACCAGGATGTCGATGGAATAAAGAACTTTCTTAAGAGATCTGATTTCAGGGAAAAGATTCGGGTATACAACAGTGCCAAAACGAATTATGTGGATCTAGGTTATGAAGGTGCCTCAGGAAATAGAAGTATTGACTTTCCTCAGTTGAGTGGTACGGTCTTACTTGAGGAATCTTTTGATTTTGATGGCCAATATACAGTTCAGCCAAACGAAGTTTTGACAGTAAATATCAATGGTACGTTAGTAAAAATCGCAGTTGAAGTATAAGGAGAGCAAAATGAAGGAACTTAGAAATGAATTAAGATTCGAGAGGATGCAAGAGCTTCAAAAGCAAAGAGAACAATTGCTGTTCCGGCTCGAGACGATCGAAAATGAAATCATCGGACTTCAGCCAATCATCGATAAGATCGAACGTGGTGAAGAGATTGAGATGCCCGATATCAAGTTTCCACCTCGAGGTCGAGCGAATAAAAATCAGGGGTAAATGTCATGGCATTATCTCACTTTGATAAACTCCCAGCTCACATAGCTCAAAGAGCAAAGAAGTATAAGCTTCCAAGGTTCTATGAAGACCGATGGAGACGTGATCTGATTGGTGCGCTTGACACATTAATATTACTGCCAACTAATGAAGGTCCAGAGTATTGGCAGGCAGTAAAAGAGAAGTGTGAGGATGGATCAATGTTGGACTTAGACCCAGTAGAGGCAATGATCTTAGTGGATCTGATTAACTGGCCATATAAGACTTTTAGTTACAGTTTATTGCAAAAGCGCTGGGGTGGGAGTATTACGAGAGAAGAATTAAAACCGAAAGTTGATCGATTACGAGCACTCGGAAGAATAAAGTTTAATGGAAAGAAATATGAGGTTATCGATGGATGAACAAATCATTCTATTGAAATCCTGGATCGAGTCCAGGGAAGCAACTGCAATTGATCATCAAACTCAGATCAGCCGGCTTGACATCATCAAGCGGATCCATGAGAATCGAGTTGATGATTATCGAAAAGAGATGGCAAACTTGATTAAGCAGCTTGAAGATGCCAGGAAAGAAATCCAAAAGTTAAAAGAGTTGCCTGCAGAGGCTGAAGTTCAAACTAAGAAGAAATGATTTCTGCATTAGGTACAATACCATACGGAGGGATTGGAGTAGCAGGGTTGATCTTTGTTGCGCCTCCGGATCCAACAATTTCCAGATCAATTGATGGAACGCAATACACATTAACTCTCAATCCAGAAGGAAAGAGTTTTGAAGTGTTTCGTGCGTCCGGCCAGCTCGGTTTATTCGAGTCCATTGGAATTGGATACGGGGCAACCTTTGTCGATACAGTACCTAATCCGAACACAAACTACATCTATCGGTTCAAGTGGATATTGTCTTCACCATTTATCTCGATCCGATCAAAAGACTACTACACAATTCAAGCACCAAACATAAGCTGACATGGATCCAATTGTAAACTTCTTTCAGACAAACATCGCCACTTTACCAGTGGCAATAGGTGCAACCAGTATAACATTACAAGCTGGAGCTGGAGCAAAATTGCCCAATCCGGCAGTGGATGGTCAATATAACTTGGTGATTACTGCAGTTGGATTTGATCCGGAGATAGTCCGAGTAACGGCTAAAAGTGGTGACATTATTACGGTCCAAAGAGCGCAGGAAGGTACTGCAGCATCTGAAAAAACTGCAGGTGTAACATGGTCTGTTCTCATGGTACCAACTCAAAAAACCTTCTATGACATCTACAATGCAATAGCAAACGGTGGTATCTCAGAAGGATCTGGCAACAACTTTAATCTATTCTAACTATGGCATTTTCAGGCGGATCCGGCACCGAACTAGACCCTTATATCCTTACAACTGTGCAGGATATAACCGATATGGACCAATCGGGTACTTACACGGGTGCTTATTTCAAACTTGGTAGTGATATTGACATGGGTGGATTTGCGACTCTTCCTATGATCGGTCAAATAATTAATGGTGATGGCTATAGATTATTCAATTGGTCTAGTGGCGGGTCGTTTATAAATAAATTAGATGCTGGCAGTCAATTATATAACATCGCACTTTATCTCAATGCTACAAGTGCAGTTACTTATTTATTGCCCTCAACTACCGGTGAAAATTGTTTGTTTACAGATATACGAATAGTATCAGTCGGCGTATCCTTGTCCGGGGTTCTTAGGGGGGTAAGGTCAAGTTGGACGGTTCAAAGATTTGTCCTAGAAGGACCTATTTTAGGATTCATTCCACAATTTAGCTCAAGTGTATTGACCATATCTGATATAAAAGCGTTTATATACAGTCCTAATGGTAGTCCTGTGAATTTCAAATTTAACGGTACATCGAACTTATCATGTACCTGGTTAAGATGCGAAGCATATATATCAAAATTTAACGCATCAACTATATCATTTACACATTTCTTGTTCGGTTCTAGATCCACAGTACAGAGTTGTTATATTTACATTCATGAGCTTATTGGTGATGCATCAGTGGCATTTTGTGACCGGCTTTCAACTGGTCAAACCATTCAAGATAGCCGAATAGATGTGAATCGTAGTTCATCAACACTAATTCCCATAATGCCAGCCCACGGTGCGTTCAATAACAGGCACATCGTCACTGACTATGTGCAAAATGGAAATTGCTCAAGAAACTTGGTTGTGTACAATGGATATGATTTAACGTCATATGGTATACAAATTGACCCTTATTTTGAAGGAAAGGAGTGGTTTATTCCTTCTTCTGGTGAGCTGCAGTTAGTCGCATCTATCAGAACCAATTTACTGTTTGATGAGATAATTCGAACACGTTGGGCATCGGTTTCACCCTTAAATAGTAATACCTCATGGTTCTTACCTCTTGCTTCTAATGAGTTTAGTTCAACCTTATTTCGTGTAGTAACATCAGGAGGTTCACTATCGTCACTTTCAAAATCTCCGACACCAACTACTTTAGCTTCACTTTTATTATGTACTAACCTATCTGATATCCCCCCAGAAATACAAGTTGGCGATGAATATGAAGATGTAGTTGTGGTGTATAAAGACGGAACTAGTGGGATTGGTGCTGCTAAAAAACCTGTTTTTAATGGATATCCTATTTTTAAACACAGTCCCTCCGGAGTGTCGGTATCAAGCGACGGTGCGGTAGGAGCGGGATATGCAAATACTCAAGCTATGTTAGGTGTTTGTGCCCCAGGTGATGCGGCATACTGGGAAAATTATGTCCAACCTTTTGACTTTCAATGGGACGCAGTTGGATCGCCAATTACATCTTCCGCTAGGTTTCAAAATAACTACTTTACTGCTGTTAATTCTGTTGAGTCAGATTTGAACTCAGTATATCCAACATTAGAATTAGGTTCAGTTGGAAGAGCTGGTAATCAATATGTAACATCTAGTTTGGCAGATCAAGAATCTAGCTATCAAAACTTTGATTTTGTAAATGATTGGCAGATGGTGGAGGGCATTCCAAAGCCAAGATTAACCTATTCGGAGAATTTTGATGCATCTCTGATTGTGGTGGATTCGGCTCTCAGAGTTAACAGTACCCAATCATCAATTGAAATTCGAAGAATTGTTGGGTCGGGTAGTGTAGGCCTGAGAATTATTCGAAAGGATACTCAGGCAGAGGTGTATAACTCACTTGGGCTGTCGCACACTTTGACTCTCGCAGTCCCAGAAACTGTTGAGTTGCAATTACAACCCTACTCTGATTTGAATGGGGATATTAGCTACGCTCCATTCGTTGATTATACCCATTATGAGGTTTCTCAAGTTCAAGTCCAAGACGTTATCGCCTTGGACTTAGTGAGTAGTTTGCAAGTTAACGAAAATCGTGCGATTGCGGTTCATGGTGATGTAATTGCAAATGGTAAATACTTTGGTTCGCCCCGGAATTCCTTCGTTTCAGGTGGAGCTGACAGAGCGTCTTTTGTTTCGGTTCCAATTAATGATTATCCCAATTTCTCACTAATAACCATAGATATCCCTGGTTACACCCTACCCAAGCTCCGCGACTTTGAGGCTATAGTAAAAGTTGGTGATTACTTATTCTCGACGGGTCAACCATACCCTAACTCGGATCTCCCTCAAAGTGCATACTTAGTCGTGATAAATTCGATCGATAACTCCTACAAGGTTTTTAGAATGCCTTTCAGTATCACATCAGATCCAATTGGTACAGATGGTGTTTATCTCTACCAGCCTGCGAATAATGTTATCCATAAGTTAGATCCTTCTGAGTTCATTAATGCCCCGAATCAATTTTATGTAAGCGAAGCCTTTACACCTCAAAACTATAACCAGTCTGGCTTTGTTTATAATGCTGAATTACAAGGCCCCCATGTTGATATATCTGGTGTTCAGCAAATTAACCCATATCCCTGCCACTCAATCGTAATTGACAGTCAGTATATTTTTAGTGCCTATACAACAGGAGCCAAATATTACGACTTACCACAAGGCTATGAGCAGTTTAATGGAGCATCCGTTCTTCATGTAATTGATAAGGTCACTATGTTACCTGTTTCATGGTGTTTTATACCTCAAGCGACTGACGATATGACTCAAGATGAATCTTGGCTATTCTTTGGAATAGAGGTTAGGGAATCTAATGTTGCTGATTATGGTGGGATGTGGGGAACTTACGCAGTTAACAAAAATGACGTTATTCAAAACTCATTCAACTGCACTATTCGAGGACTCCCAATCCTTCACAGCTCGGACTCACGCCCGGAATTCAGTAGTTATGCAAGTTTAATTTTTGGTAATTATCTATTGGATTATAAAACTAACAAGCATCTATATGTGATTGATAAAAGCGATCCATCGCAGTGGTCGTTGAATTCACCAATAGGCCAGTTTACGACAGGTGTATTTAGATTAAAATCTGCAGATGGTGCTTATACTAGTGGGGTTCCAAATGAAGCAAAAGTAGACGAGAATGATGTATTTCACTCTTTCATTTGGGGAAGCCCATCGGGTGTTATCAAATATCAGCTTCCTGGGATCTCTGCATTTGCACCGCCAACTATGCAGGTTTCAGTTCAAACAGAACCTTTGCAATTTTCAGGGTTCGTACTTAATGAGAATGGTAAAACAGTGACAGAGGTAGGTTTCCAGTGGGGTGACAATCCGAATCCAGCTACTTGGTCAGATTCTGCAACAGCAACATTATCTGGAGCTAACTTTTCACATTCCCCTGCTTTGGCACCGGGCACATGGTATGTTCGCTCTTATGGTGTTAATACTGAGGGTACAGGGTACTCAAGCGTGATCTCTGTTGTAGTCAGTAGTTCAGTATCAACTCCAACTGTCAGTACTACATCTTCATCTGTAACCGGGACATCTGTTACCTTATCTGGGTCCGTGTCAAATGATGGTGGTGAAACATCAATTTCATCGGGGTTCTATTATGGAACCGACTCTGAGAACCTGAATCTAAGTACATCGAATGATGGTACTTTGCCGGCTATTACAAAGGTCTTGAATAGCCTGAGTCCAGGGACTTACTATTACAGGGCGTTTGCACAGAATTCAGCCGGAACTGGTTTGGGTAGTGTATTGAGTTTTGAGATCGCTTCGGATCCAGATCCGGATCCGGATCCTTCTCTACCTGAAGGTAATGTAAGTTATAATGGTGATGTAGTACAAGGCGCTACTGTAATTGCAATAGATAGAGCAAATTTATCAACCAATTATACAACAGTTACCGATGTGAATGGTGATTATTCATTCGTAGGGACTCTTCCAGCTGGAGAGTACTACGTGTTTGTTGTTTTTGAAGATCTCAACGAGACTAGGCGAAGTACCGTGAAGATCATTACGGTGAATTAATAACTAGTTAAAGGATTCAATAATGAAAAAAATAGCATTCATTGCTATTCTAATGGCTGTCGCGTTATTGCCGGCTTGTGGGATAGCAGACTCAAATAATGACAGTGCTGAGTACCAAGTCACGATTCAATTGGAGAGCACTTCAATTGTTCCTGGCTACGCGCCTCGTATTGTCTATGAAGCAAATGTAGTGAGCTCAAATCGAGTCATTGAAGAAGTGATTCTTGTCGATTTTACGAGCTATCTGAACTCAAGGAGTGGTACACTGCCAACTAACTTCGCTGAGCCATTCACAGCCAATTTGAGGCGTAATAGGCCTCCAGATAATACATTCGAAGTGGTGAACACATTCTACGACTTGAGATAAGAATAGTCGGTCTGAAGTAGCAAAAGGGGTGATACACAAATTTCACCCCTTTTTTTGTTGCATAAAATATTTGTATGCATTAGTATCCTTGTATTCTCCCGGAAGGGCCAGGGAAACTGCAAGGGCGCAAGCTCAAGTACCTGGCCCGACCATTTCTAGTTAGTTATCCTTAGCCCGAACGTGACTTCTTTAAGAGTATGATATCCAGCATAAAATAGAACTGTATTTGACAGCTTTATTCCAGCACTGGCCCCTATGCCGGCAGTAATCTCTCTTCTGTCTATCATGTGATATCCACCACCATTAAATCTGTTGTCCTCATAGTTTGTGAAGTCAACGATTTCTCCAGCTCCAATTTCGCCAAAAACGGCTAAGTCTTTGAACCAGTATCCATAAATGAAGTCCATCGTCCAAAAGTAATCTCCGGTACCATCAACGGTTCTACCATAGTTGGGCAATTGTTCGCTGACGGCTTTCCCAGTTCGGTTTGAGAATTTGTAGCTAAGACCTAAATGATATGATTCCATTCCTTTTGTTATGTATCCATCCATGGTAAAACTTGGTGAAGTTGATCCACCGATGCTTAGCCCAAAGCTTTGGGCATTAACGCTTTGACTCATTAAAAGAATGAAAGTAACTAAGACTGCAGATGATTTGATTCTCAT